GCACAGCGCGCTCATCAAATGCTGCTTGATGAAGACGCCACTTATCGGGGTATGTCTATTCAAGATCGTTTTTCATTCCTGGCTAAAGACTTAGGGCTTCTCTCTCAAAAAACAGAACCAGATAATTTGCCAACTCCAAAGGCTGTCATTCCTACCAGTGTTTCAGATATTCCATCCTCATCTGCTGTTATGCAGGAAACAGAGGCGCAGAAAATACTAAGCATGTCTGCATCGGAAATGAACGAACTGGCTCGGAGCGATCCTGCAAGATATGAGCAATTACTGGATATGATCCAATAAAGTAATGAGGTAATTAACGATGGGACAAACAAATGTCGCGTCAGGTTCTCCTGCCGCAAAAAAATTGCAATCGGTTGCGCTTTGGAATGAAAGCCTGCGCTCTGCTGTTTTCAGCGGGGCAATGACAGGCCCGGCGCCAAAACAAGCATCTGCCGAAGCAAAATCACGAGGTCAAACATCAGAAGGCTATCCTATTGTTCGGATAACCGACCTGAATAAAGGCAAAGGCGAGCGCATTACAGTCGATCTTTATGACACTCCAAGCGGTATCCCTGTAATGGGCGATAACGAGCTGGATGGTAACGAAATGTCACTGACATCTGACACTGACGAGCTGAAGATTAATCAGGCTCGGCAAGGTATCAACCCCGGTGGGAAGATGACGCAGCAGCGGACAGAGCATGAGCTGTTTAAGCTTGCAAGATCAAAGCTGGCGGGTTTCTTTTATCGATATCAGGATCAGGTGCCTTTGATTCATGCGGCAGGAGCGCGAGGATACGAAGATAACCGTGATTGGGTTATTCCTTTGCAGGACGATCCGCGTTTTCCTGATGTCATGGTGAATCCCGTCAAAGCGCCAACGGCAAACCGCCGGTTTTTTGCGGGTGATGGAACGTCAGTGGCTAATTTGGATGCCACCGATATCCTTGCTCTGGAGGATTTAGACAGGATTTCTCTCGCGCTTGAAGAGCTGGTCTTTCCGATGCAGCCAGTTCGTCTGGAAGGCGATCCAATGGGTGCTTATAAGCGGATGTATTGCCTGTATGTGACTCCACGGGTTTGGCATTACATTGAAACCAAGGCAACAGGTGTTAACTGGCGCAACTTCCTGGCTCAGGCATTAACGCGAAAAGGGGATATGAAAAGCCATCCTTTGTTTGCTGGTGCGGGCGTGGATTGTGGTATGTGGAACGGTCTGCTGGTTAAGAAAATGTTCCGGCCTATTCGCTTCCCGGCAGGGAAGACCGTCCGCGAAGTCGATGCTAATGGTGTAGAGCAGGATATTGTTGCAGCTGTGGATACTGATCGGTCAATCTTGTTGGGCGCTCAGGCTATCGCTACTGCGTACGGAATGCACCAGAACTCCGAATGGCACTATAACTGGGAAACCGAAAATAAAGACTACAGCAATGTCAAGAAAATTGCTGCGGGTGTTATTAATGGTTGTTCCAAGGTTCGGTTCAAGGGTAGCGATGGCGAAGTAACCGACTGGGGTTGCTTAACGATTGACTCTCACGCGCCGAAAGCCGCTTAAAACAAGCCGGGGAGACTCGGCTTTTCAAACATAAATAAAGAGGAATTATCATGATTGAAGGAATAAGCCTTAAATCGCCGTTGCACTCGAATCTGGGTGGCGGGAACGCATCAACTTTCCATGGCTATAACACCCTTTCCGCAGCCCCTGTTAATGAGGTTATTCGACTGGGTGAGATTAATGGAAAGGCCGTAATTAATAATGTCCGCATGGCCAATGCTGCGCTGGGTGCCGGGACACAGATACAGTTAGGCTGGGAGAAGCTTGATGGGTCATCATCTGACTCTAACGCCTTTCTGCCCGCGACAGCTACCGCATCGGCCAGTGGCGCATCGATGTCGGGGGTGCCTGTGACTGTATCCGATGTGTATCTAACAGCAACAGTAACCGGTGGTGCAGCGACTGGGCAACTTGATGTTATTTATGATTATGCCTTTATGGGCGCAGACTAACCAGAATTGGCCGTGTTCAGGCGCGGCCAATTCTTTCAGGAGTAATCAATGGACGAATTAATTAAGAAAATCAGATATATCGGGAAAAAGCCGAGGAAATCGGATAATGTAACAAACAGTAATATTATCTGGACAAAACCGCAGCAGGTGAAAGATGTGCCGGTCAGCATGGCGCTTCGCTTGCTTAATTTTCCGAGTATTTGGTGTGAAGCAGATACTGATGTTGATCCGCACAAGGGAGAATCGCATAAAGGTGTTGAGCTTGTTGCTGATAAAAGCGGCAATATGCTATCGCCAGAAGAGCGAGTAAAACAGATTTACATTGGGCTCGTTAACATTCCGGATGGCATCGATCTTTTAAACGAAATCATTGCAGCTGGTGGCATCCAGGATGAGGATGAGCCTGAAATACCTGTGGGCGCGATTAGTGGTGGCGCAACCAATGCTGAAATGGTTGTTGAAATGATCCCTCTGCTTGAAGAGAATAACCCCGATCATTACACCGCTGGTGGTTTACCGCAAATTCCTGCACTCGCATTACTGACGGGCATTACTGATCTGTCAGCAAAAGATCGAGATGATGGCTGGGAAATATACCAGCGTGATGAACTTGTTAACCCATCGGCTGATGATTAATGACATTTGCAGCACAGCTTAAAGCGTCTGATATTGTAGACGCTGTGTCTGCAGACCTTGATGATAATGACCCGCCGTTTATCCGATACAGTGAGCGGTTGCTTCGCCGCTTTGTTGAAGATGGCCAGCGGGTCATCTGCACACTAAAACCAGGTGTCTACACTAAAAAGCATACGGTGAGGCTTGAGCCTGGTGTTCTCCAGAGTATTCCGGCAACGGCCTACAGTTTTATTGAGGCGCTACGAAATAGAGGGGATGATGGAGTAAGTCAAGGCAAAGTCCCGACCTTTTTTGTTAAGCGCGATCTTGATTTATACAACCCATCGTGGATGGTGTCTAGTGCTTCCATGGAGATCGATGAGTTCACTTTTGAAGAGTCTGATCCTTATCATTTTTGGGTGAATCCACCGGCGGCAGAAAATGTGCATATCGAGATATTGTGTAATGAAATACCACCGTCCATTGATTCAAGCGATACCGTATTGGTCCTGAAATCCATTTTTTACCAGCCATTATATGACTACACAATGTACCGTGCTTTATCGGTAAGCAATGAATCTGGCGATGATATAAAAGCGCAGGAGCATGCATCTAATGCAATGCAGCTGCTTGGCTTGAAGAGCGATACCGAAAAAATGACTTTCTACCGTGACACAAAAAACAAGGAAGTGTAATGGCAAAGTTTGATGATCTTTTCGCTGATGTAAAACTGCAGACGCATAATTGCCCGAATGATGTTATTCGCCACCAGCTATACAATTCACTGCGTGATTTTCTAAAAATCACGCAGCAATGGGAGGTATCTCAAGACTCTTACGACCTTGAGGAGGGCGAGCCAACCTATAACTTGAATTTTGGTAGCGGCTTCTTCCGTGTTAGCGCCATTAGTGAAGTAACAGTTAATGGCGCTATTTTGGCCCAGAAAACAAAGGAGCAGCTAGATTATGAGCTGCCTGATAACTGGAGCCTACAGAAAGGAAACTGTTTTAGCTGTTATTACATGCTCGACAGAAATACCATAAGGCTCTATAAAATTCCTGACGCAACCTATCAAGAGGCGTTGTCGGCAAGGCTTATTGTTTATCCGGTAGAGGAAAAAATACGCGAGGTTGAAATCCCTGATGAGATTATTTCTGAATGGGGCGAGACGATTGGCTATGGTGCGCTTTGGCGTTTATATAAAATGCCTGGGAAAGACTGGAGTAACGAGTCACAAGCAACAGATTATTTTACTTTACTGAATAAAAATACAGAAAAAGCCAGAGAAGAGAAAAAATCAGGGTTTGAAAAAGACAACAACGCAGTCATGCGTGTACAGGCCTGGTAATGTTTATTGATATTTCTGAATTTCGAGGGGTAATACCTAGAAATAGCGAACGCAGACTGCAGACGAATGATGCGTATCACGCTGAAAACTGCCGCCTTCTCTCTGGTAGACTTGAGGCATGGAAGTTGCCTGGTGTTGCTGGATCGCTTAATGGCCTTCCGAATGTAAAAACAATATTCAGATACGACAATAAATTTCTGATGTTCCAGGCTGAAGTCGATGTCGTTATGTCGCCGATCGCCAATAATAAGGATCTGAGATTTTATATTGTTGGCGATAAAACGTCTGGCCCTCGCATGACTGATGCCACGCTGGCAACCCCAGGTTCCGCACCTTACCCAAATGTCACTTTAACAATGGCTGTCCCTCGGCCTCAGAATGCGCCTAACTATCCACCACAGACAAGCACTGACGAGAATGCCGTTCAAAGGGCTTATGTCTATACCTACGTGCGTAAGCTTGGAGCGATAGAAGAAGAGTCTCAGCCGAGTGACCCAGGTATCACGATCAAAGTCCTTGATACCGATCCTGTTGTTGTCACAATGGACACAGCATTGCCTTCTGGCAGCGTTATCGCTGGATCTGCTACGGTTGTAAAAAGACTTTACCGGCTTAACGTTGGCAGTAGTGGCGCTGAATATCAGCTAGTGGCTGACAATATCCCTTTGACTGCCGGAACTTATACTGATACAAAGTCATTCGCAGCAACGCTGGGCGAAACATTGCCGTCTACTGACTGGAATCCTATCCCTGATGACGTTGAAGGCATGGTGTCTATGCCTAACGGTATCGTTGTTGCATACAGAAATAATGAGGTGATGCCAAGTGTTGCGTATCAGCCGCATGCTTACCCAGTCGCCTATCGTCTGGCAACAGAAAGGCCCATCATTGGAATGGTTTCTTTCGGTCAATCCGCACTGATTACAACAAAAGGCAAACCATACATCCTGTCTGGTGTTGATCCTTCGTCAATGACACTAGAAGAGGTTAGCCTGACTCAGCCATGTCTGAATAAAGCGTCAATGGTTGATATGGGGAATTACGTCATGTACGCCTGCCCTGACGGTCTTGCGGCAGTCGGGTAT